ATTTAATAATATAGAATTACAAAGAACTGATAGTTCTGGGAATGTCGTACAAACAATTAAAGTTCCTTTGAACTATGGCCCAAGAGAAAAGTTTCTTGCAAGAATAGAAGCTGAACCTTCATTGGATGGTCGTGCTGAAACACAAATTACATTACCTAGAATTTCATTTGAAATGAAAGGTATTAATTATGATCCATCTAGAAAATTAGGTCCTGTACAAATACAAAGAACACAAAAAACTAGTGATACAGAAAAGAGTTACTCTACATATAGTCCTGTACCATATAACTGTGAATTTGAATTAAACATTTTAAGTAAAAATAACGAAGACTCTGTACAAATATTAGAACAGATTTTACCTTATTTTCAACCGATGTTTAATATTACAATTAATTTAATAACATCAATTAGTGAAAAGAAAGATATACCTATTATTTTAAATAACGTTGGAATATATGATGATTATGAATCAGATATGAGTACAAGAAGAACTCTGATTCATACTCTTAATTTTACAGCAAAAACATATCTATACGGACCTGTATCTACTGCTGAAATGATTAGAAAGGTTAATGTTGATATTAGTGCTGCAATGACAACTGGATCTAGACACGTTAGATACACTACAACACCAGCTGCTAAAGTTGATCAAAACAGAGATGGTACATCAATACCACCTACACAATTTAATGTTTCTAGTAATACTATAACATTATCAAGTCATGGATTTGTTACTCAAGATAAGGTTACATACAATCAAGATACATCTGGTACACCTGTAGGTGGACTAGTTGATAAGAATAATTACTATATAATTAAAATTGATAATGATAACTTTAGAGTTGCAAAATCAAAATCTTATGCTAGACAAGGATTTGCAATTGACATTACTGCACAACCGACAGGTAATGATCATAAGTTCTCTGTAATTAATACATTAGATGATGCATTTATGGATGCAGGCGATGACTTTGGATTTAATGAAAGCTGGACTAATTTCTGATGAGTGATACATTCGACAAATTAAATAACACCTTCAATATAGAGGTTGATAATACAGGTGAGATGCCCAATAAATTATCAAAGGTAACGAATGAACCTCCAAAAGGAGAGACAGATGTTCATGATGATTACCAATATAGTCGTGCTCAATTATATTCATTGATTGAGAAGGGTCAAGAAGCGATTCAAGGCGCTTTAGATGTTGCACAAAACACAGATCACCCTAGAGCATATGAAGTCGCTGGTAACTTAATTAAAAACATAGCAGATATTGCAGATAAATTATTAGATACACAGAAAAAACTAAAAGATATAGAGGAAGAAAAACCACAAGGTCCTTCTACTGTAAATAATTCAGTGTTTGTTGGTTCTACAGCAGAACTGCAAAAAATACTTAAACAAAAAATGTCAGATAAATAGAATTAAACGAGGATAAAAGTCATGTTATTAAAAGGTGTAGAAGCAGCATTGGGTACTAACACTGCTGGTGCTAATATTTTTAGTAATGCGAGACTGGTTCGTGTTGTGAATACAACTACTACTGCACATCTAGTTACACTAGTGGCATCAGTTGGTGGATCAACACTTGGTTCTTTTACTTTAATCGGTGGTGAGTCAGTCTTATTAGAAAAAGAACCATTAAACGGTATCTTTGCTGCAAATGCTGGAGTTAAAGCTTCTGCTGTAGGATATACAAACTAATGGAATGGGATCTAGAAGATCTTAAACAATCCATTATACAAAGTTCTATTGATCATGAAAAAATTATGGACGACACATTTATTGAATCTTTGAAATCAGAGGGCTTTGTTTATGATGAAGACAAAGATAGATGGTTTCGTTTATGGAATGACGGTGGTGATATTGGTTTAGAATTATATAAAAAACAACCTGATGGTAGATGGGAACAAATTTTGTCAGGTCAAAGTGAGGATAGTGCTTTCTATGAAGATATCATATAGAACTTGTCCAGCATGTGATTCGACATGGTTAGAAGGACAATTATACTGGAGTGATGGTAAAATTGGATGTCCACATGATCTTGCAGGCTTACTTTGTAATGATGTGAAAGATCCAGATTGTATAAATCCATGTAAGGGGTCCAATAGCGGAACCACATGGGAGCATAAAAAATTTTGGCGAGATGAAAAATGAAACTCAAATTACCCAATAAAAAATTATTTGGTGAGCGACTTAAAATGAATAAGTGGCCAGTGAATTGGTTTGATGACAAAAAAAAGTTAAAAGAAGAGAAAGAAAGAAAAAGAAAAGAAAAAATTTCTAAACTGTATCCTAAAAATGAAAAAATTACTTAAATATCTTTGTTCAGTAATTATCATTGGACAATTGTGTGTAATTATGGTACAATTAAACCGTAAATCAGGATTTACATGTAGAATGTCTCCTGATGAAATTGTTTATTGCTTACAAAGATGATCACACCAAGAGCTCCTAAACCTAAGATAAGTTTTTTTGAAAGACTTCTAAGGTTATGGAATAAAGACAAGAATAGGTAAAAATACCTTTGTTGTCATAAATAATAGTGTAAAATTACGGGCCCACGGCTTAAAATCGTGTCTCATTATACAGTCGGTTATCACGACTTACAACATCATCATTATGAAATATGTGAATATGCATCGGATGCTTATGAAGCAAGAATAGAAGCATTGGAGGATGTTCCTGATTTAAAAGGACATCCTCATTTTATTGACTATGTTACTAAGGAGGAAGAATGAAAGACTTACCAATCAAATCATCTTGTGTTATTTTTGGTTTAATTATTGGAGCAGGATCTTTTCTTATACCAATAGCATGGGCTCATCCTATATTAGTATAAAAAATGGAATTAAATGATTTAAATGTGAACAGTGTACTTGACGAAATACGTCCTTATATTGAAGCAGATGGAGGAATACTTGAATATGTTGCAATAGATTACCTTAAAGAAGGACCTATTGTAATGATTAGAATGTTAGGTGCTTGTGCTGGATGTGCTATGAGCGCCCAGACTTTAACTATGGGTATTGAAAAAGCAATTCAAGATAAATTTCCAGAAGTCAAACAAGTTATCAATGTATGAATGAGGTTGTCTGGTCAATTAATATAATGTGTGGTATACTGTTAGTAGCAGTAGGTATAGTAATTTACTACATATTTAAGTACGATGAATTTTGGCCCAATGAATAAAAAACTCATTACTGTTTTAGGTATTCTAAGTCTTTCTGCAGCTGTTAAAGCTGAGTTAGTAGCAGATTTCACTGATCAAAATTTTGATATGAATGTGTTTGCTCAAGAATGGAATAAAGGGTTGAGAGAATGGGAATTGGAAAAACGTAGAACCAATCCAGAAACATCTATAAATAAAGCATTAACAGGATTTTGGGAGGAAAATTATGGGAGCGATGATACCCCCAAGCAGGAAGAGTTGTTACAATTTCCGAGTGACGGAGATTAATCGTGTTGTTGACGGCGATACTATTGATGTCACCATTGATCTTGGGTTTGACTTATACAAGAAAGAAAGAGTTAGAGTTGCTGGAATTGATACGCCAGAAAAAAGAACTAGAGACTTGGAAGAGAAAGCATTGGGAATAGATGCTACTAACTGGTTAAAAGATAAATTAGAGGAGACTATTGCTGGTGAAGAGGAACTCACAATTAGAACCGAACTCAAAGGGGGCATGGGTAAGTATGGTCGTCTTCTTGGGTGGTTGTATATTGGCGAGAGCACTGTTTCCATAAATGAAGAAATGATTGGTGAAGGGTATGCGTGGCCTTATGATGGCGGATCAAAACAAAAAAACTTTGAAGAACTACGAGAACTTCGTAGATCTCGTGGTACATTAATGGAGGGCTAATGGCAGCTTATTGGTTAGCACATCAACTCACAGTTGAATTTATGGAAACTGAAAAAAAGGTAAATGACATTCATTATTGGAGGTCTGAATATATAGATATTGCAGGGCATCGATTAAAACCTAGACAGATAGAATTATTAGAAAAAGGTCCTGATAGTTTATCTGCTAGTTGGTTATTGATGGGTATGTATGCTGATTGGAAACGTATCAAAGGTTACAAAGAACCAGAACCACCTGATTGCCAATCATCATTTAAAGAATGGAATAGTAAATATGACGAATAGTGTTTATCTAGGTAATCCTAATCTTAAGAAAGCCAATACTCCAATAGAGTTCAGTGAAGAACAAGTTATTGAATTTGTTAAGTGTAAGGATGATCCAATATATTTTGCTAGAAAATATATAAAGATAGTTTCTCTTGATGAGGGTCTAGTACCTTTTAACATGTACGACTTTCAAGAAAAGATGGTCGAAAAATTTCATGTCAATAGATTTAATATTGCTAAGTTACCTCGTCAGACTGGTAAATCTACAACTGTTATTTCATATCTTTTACATTATATTATTTTCAATGATAATGTTAATATTGGTATACTAGCAAACAAAGCTTCTACATCTAGAGAACTATTATCTAGATTACAACTTGCATATGAAAATTTACCTAGATGGATGCAACATGGTATTTTAGCATGGAATAAAGGTAATGTAGAATTAGAAAATGGAAGTAAGATATTAGCTGCTTCTACCTCTAGTTCTGCTGTTCGAGGTATGTCATTTAATATTATATTCTTAGACGAATTTGCTTTCGTACCAAATCATATAGCAGAACAATTCTTTAGTTCAGTTTATCCTACTATATCATCTGGTCAAAAAACTAAGGTTATAATTATATCCACTCCAAATGGAATGAATATGTTCTACAAGTTATGGCATGATGCTGAACGTGGTAGAAATGAATATAAAACAACAGAAGTTCATTGGAGTCAAGTTCCTGGCAGGGATGCTAAATGGAAAGAACAAACTATTGCAAACACATCTGAAAGACAGTTTGTACAAGAATTTGAATGTGAGTTTTTAGGATCTGTTGATACTTTGATTGCACCATCTAAATTAAAAACTATGGTGTATGAAGATCCTATGATTAGAAATAAAGGTCTAGATATCTATGAACATGTTGTACAAGATCATAATTATATACTTACAGTTGATGTTGCCAGAGGTGTGTCGAATGACTATTCAGCATTTACTTTAATTGATATAACAACTATTCCATATAAGTTAGTAGGTAAGTATAGAAATAATAATATTAAACCAATAGTATTTCCAAATATAGTTCACGATGTTGCAAAGAATTATAATATGGCATATATTATGGTTGAGGTTAATGATATCGGTGGACAGGTAGCAGACATATTACAGTTTGATATGGAGTATGAAAATCTATTAATGTGTGCTATGAGAGGTAGAGCTGGTCAATTAGTAGGACAGGGATTCTCTCACAAGTCACAGTTAGGTGTAAAAATGACATCTACTGTCAAGAAAACAGGATGTTCTAACCTTAAAGCATTGATAGAGGATGATAAGTTATTAATACCTGATTATGATATTATTGCAGAACTTACAACATTCATTCAAAAGAAACAATCATTTGAAGCAGAAGAGGGTTGTAATGATGACCTTGCTATGTGTCTCGTGATATTTGCATGGTTATGTGTTTCAGATTATTTTAAAGAGATGACTTCTGATGATGTTAGAAAAAGAATTTTTGAAGATCAAAGAGAATCAATAGAAGAAGATATGGCTCCTTTTGGATTTATTTCAGATGGATTAGAAGAAGATACATTTGTAGATAAGGAGACAGGTGATGTTTGGAAGGTTGATGAATATGGACAGAAGGGTGGAGGAATCGATTACGATAACTCATTTATGTGGAATTATAAGTAATGGATCTTGATACAGAATTTGAACTAGAACATTTACTTTTTAAAGAAAGAAAATGTAGAGTTTGTGGAGAGAAAAAAAATTTAATTGAAGACTTTTATTTAACTCGTAAGAATAGAAAACCATTTGCATCAGCATATTCTTATGAATGTAAGTTGTGTACTGTAGAGAGAGTAGTATCAAGTAGAAAGAAAAATAGACCTAGACCTTTACCACCATATTTAGCAGACTATCCAGACTGGTAGTATGTTCACGTGCTGTTTCCCCGTTTGAAAGTTAGTAAACAATAAATAATAATGAGAAATAAATCTCATAGAGGTAATAAAACATGGCGTTTGCTTCACCTGGCGTAAGCATTAAAGAGGTTGACTTAACAGCAACCATTAATGTAGCTGACCAGAATATTGGTGTTATAGCTATCGCAGCACAAAAGGGACCTACAGACGAGGTAACTTATATAAGCAGCGAAAGAGAATTAGTGGATATCTTCGGAAATCCTGATGAGTATAATTATGAATCTTGGTTTGCAGCTGCAACTGTTATACAGTACGGTGGTATCGCAGCAATAATTAGACCTGCTGGAGGAGAACCTGCTTCTGGTTCAGACTTAAGTCTAAGGACTGCTAATGTCGATGCTGACGGAACTACATCTGGTGCATTGTTAATTAATAATCAATCAGATTACGAAGAAAATTACGGAACTACTACTGCATTTTCTTTTGCAGCAAAGTATGCTGGAACATTCCACAATGGTATTAAAGTCGCAATGACTGACGTTGGTGCTCATCAACGAGTTACCGTTACTCCAGCTACTACAGGAATAACTGGTGTAGACACAATCAGTGCTGCTGATAGTTCAAGAACTGCTGGAACATACACAATCGGTGCTTCAGATTACAGTGCTCAAGGATCTGGTACTGGTGCTACTTTCTCCATTGTAGTTAATGGATCTGGTGCTGCTACTGTAACTGTTACAAGTGCTGGTTCTGGTTATGTAATAGACAATACAATCACTGTTACCGATGCAAAACTCGGTAGTGGTGGAGGTGCATCATTAACATTTGATGTTTCTAGTGTTGCTGCTGCAATGCAAGGTGCAGGGCAATTCCTTAAATGGGGAACTTCACCTAATGAATATTATGCTACTGTTTATAGTAATGACGGTTCTGACACATACAGTTTAACTCTATGGGATACCACAAAAAGAGTTGCAGTAGGTACAGTTCTTAAAGATCAAGGTGATGTAACAATCGCAACTGTTAGTGCAATCGAGAGTAATGATGTTTACTCTGGATTAGAATATGACACTGGTAAGAAATGGGTTTCAATTGCTCCTCAACCAGGCACTTCACCATATACAAAAGCTCGTGGTGGTAGATTTGATGAGTTCCACATGGCTTTAATTGACTCACTAGGAAATGTAACTGGAAATCCAGGCACACTAATTGAGACATTCACATTTGTATCTAAAGCAAAAGATGCTAAGAGTACAGAGGGTGTTGTTTCATATTGGAGAAAAGTTTTAGAGAATCAATCATCATACTTGTATGGTGGTCGAGATGAGCTTTTTCAAGCATCTGATAGACAAATAGTTGAATTGTCAACTGGTTCAAACTCCACTAGTGTAACTGGAAACAATGCATCAAATTCAACTTTTCCAATCCTTAACAAAATTGTAACTCAAACTTTGGGTTCTGGTGCTGATTACAATTGGGCTAGTAAATCTGCTACAATTAATAGTGCTGTAGAAACAAGTTATGATTTAGTAAGTGATCCAGAAGAATTTGGTGATATAGACTTCTTAGTACCAGGCAAGATTACTGGAACTGTTGCAGCAAAACTAATTGCTATCGCAGAATCAAGAAGAGACTGTATTGCAGTCATTTCACCACAAAGAACTGATGTTATTAATTCAAGTACTTCTACTAAGAAGACTGATAACATTGTAGATTTCTTTAACACAATTTCGAGTTCAAGTTATGCAATCTTTGACTCAGGTTATAAGTACCTTTACGATAAGTACAATGATACTTACCGTTACGTTCCATGTGCAGCAGATGTTGCTGGACTATGTGTTAGTTCAACAATCAATTCAGAGACTTGGTTCTCTCCTGCTGGATATAACAGAGGTAACTTGAGAAATGCAGCTAAACTTGCTTACTCACCTAGAAAGGCTGAAAGAGATAGATTATATACCGCAAGGGTTAATCCTGTTGTAGCATTCCCTGGCCAAGGGGTGGTACTATTCGGTGATAAGACTGGACTTTCATCTCCATCTGCTTTCGATAGAATTAACGTTCGCCGTTTATTCATCGAACTCGAAAAGAACATCGCAAGATTCTCAAAATTCCAACTCTTTGAGATTAATGATGAACTCACCAGATCCGCATTTAAAGGAGCTGTTGATCCATATTTGAGGAATGTACAAGGTCGAAGAGGTATCTACGATTTCTTAGTTGTCTGTGATGACAGCAACAACACCGCTGATGTCATTGATCGCAATGAATTTCAAGCTGAGATTTACATCAAGCCCGCACGCTCGATTAACTTCATTACTATTACCTTCGTTGCTACAAGAACAGGTGTTTCTTTCAATGAATTAATTGGTTAATCTTTATAAAAAACACACAGAGGTATAAAAAACCATGGCAAAAGGTATTTCAGAATTTAAATCGAAACTAGTGAAGGGCGGCGCCCGCCCCAATCTGTTTCTAGTTCGTCTTAACTTTCCTTCATTACAAGGAGTAGTTGATATCGGAACAGATTCGAGTAAGACTGCTACCGAGACTGCGGAATTTATGGTCAAGACCGCACAGATTCCTGCTTCAAGTCTTGGAGTAATCGAAGTTCCTTATAGAGGACGTATGTTAAAAGTTGCTGGAGATAGGACATTTGAACCTTGGTCAGTAACAGTCATCAATGACGGTGAGTTCAATATCAGAAAGGCATTTGAAAAATGGTCTAGAGGTATTAACGCACATACAGAAAACGTTGGTCAACTCGGTTACGGAGCAGATGGTGGAGAGTCATATTGTAGAGATATGACTGTTTATCAACTCAGTCGTGACGGACAGAAACCAAGTAAGACACCATCTAATATAGAAGCTCCTGGCGTTGACGGATTGGATGTAGTTCGTGCATATCGTTTCTACGATGCATGGCCTTCTTCACTCTCAGCGATTGATCTTTCATATGAATCTAATGATCAGATTGAAGAATTTACTGTTGATTTTCAGTATAATTACTTCGAGGTTACAAAGTCGTCTTTGGAAGCCTGATAAATAGGATTGAATAGAAAGATAATCCCTCTTTAATATGGCAGAACTATTTGGATTCAGTATAAAAGAGAGGACAAAAAAGGGGAAAGTATATTCCCCTGCTCCTCCTGATAGTGATGATGGCACCTCGGCAGTAGCCGCTGGTGCCTATTTTGGTCAATACTTAGACCTAGATGGCGTTGGTAGACATAATAACGAATTTGAATTTATTCGTAAATATAGAGAAATTGCATTACACCCAGAAACGGATACTGCAATTGATGATATTATAAACGAATCAATCAGTAGTGATCTAGACTATGCTCCTGTAGATGTAGAATTATCAAATCTACAAGCTAGTGATAAGATCAAGAAAAGAATTAGAGAAGAATTTAAACATATAATTAGACTTCTAGATTTTGATAAGAGAGCTCATCAGATATTCCGTAGATGGTATATTGATGGTAGAATTTTTTATCATAAATTAATTGACTTTGATAAACCAGAGGAAGGTATCAAAGAATTAAGATATATTGATGCACTTAAAATTAAAAAAGTAAGAGAAGTTAAAAAAGATAAGAAAGATGCTGGAGTGTCCATACCCACTGGTATGAAGCTAGACTACGGTGAAACAGTTGATTACTATCTTTATTTTCCTAGAGGATATAAAGGAAGTGATACTAATGCAATTAAAATTGCTGATGATGCAATTTCATATGTACCATCAGGTATACAAGATCATAACCGTAACATGGTTTTATCGTTCTTACACAAAGCGATTAAATCAGTCAATCAACTTCGTA